CTCATTCATCTGTTCAAACAGAAACGATTACATCAGCAGATGACAGATTTCAAAGCGTTGTTGATCTCATTTTAACAAAAGGACAAGATCAACAAACTCTAGAAGAAGCGTTTAATATCGTTAGCGTATCAAACTATATTGAAAATATTACTTTTGGTAATATTACAGTAGACAGAAAAGAGAATTGTTTGATTTATACTTATCCAGGTTCAGAAGAACAAGTCAAGTTTGAATCTGAACTAGCCAATCGTGTTATTTCTGCTATCGTGAACGATGAACAAGAATCTGTCAAAGGTTTGATTGCGTTTGCAGAAAAACTTGCTTGGTGTTCTGATCAAAAAGTGATCTCTCAATTGTATAAGTTTCTTAATGCTTCAGATATTAAGATTAATGAAGATGGCTTTGTAGTATGTTACAAAAGAGTTACCTATGACTTTAAAGACTGTTACACTAAAAAGATTGATAACTCTATCGGTGCTAGACCAAAAGTCAAACGAGATTATGTCGATTCCAATCCTAATCAAACGTGTTCGAGAGGGTTGCACGTGTGTTCATGGGCGTATCTGAAACATTATAGGGGTGATAGGATTATTAAAGTGCTTGTTGATCCTGCTGATTTTGTTGCTATTCCAGAAGACTATTACCAGACATCAGAAGGCTACAACGTACAAGCAAAAGCTCGTGTGTGTGAGTACTACGTAGTAGAAGAGATTGAAGAGTTCATGGAGCACACTCCTTCTAAGCAATTTGATACCTGGTTGTAAATTCTTAATAAGTGTGTTATAATACATTATTACATTAACACACTTATTGATTACATATAATGTCTAATTTGAAACAAGAAATAACAGCCATCATCTACGATAAGAGAGGTAAAGTACTCTCTATCGGTAAAAACTCTTATATTAAGTCACATAGTCTACAAGCAAAGTACGCTTCAAAAGTAGGCGAACATGATAAGATTTTTTTACATGCAGAAATTGATGCTATTATAAAATGTAGAAATATAGATAAAGCACATCGTATTTTTATTTCTAGACCTTTAAGATCAGGTGGTTATGGTCTAGCAAAACCGTGTAAAATATGTCAACATGCAATAGAAACTATCACCCCAATTAAAATTATTGAATGGTCTGAAAAACAGGAGATTAAATCACATCATGACTAAAGAAATCGTTATTCCATCAAATCCAAAAGATCAAAAGAAAATTCGTGATAGTATCAACGAATTAGTTAACTCTCTATATCGAATGCAATCAGAGAAAGATCTTCAAAAAGATATCATTCAAGTGTGTTCAGATGAATTTAATCTAGACAAGAAATATATTCGTCAGATGGCTCAAGACGCGTACAAAGATTCTTTTGATAAGAAAGTACACGAGTTTGGTTCTTACTCTGATCTATATGAGACTGTAATGATTTTGAACAAAGAAAAAGAAGACGATAGCGAAAATTTAGATGAGGATGAACTATGATCTTTGACGAAGATGTTAGTGAGTTTCTAGCTAAGCTGGTTTTAACTCAGAAAGATGATATTGATTATAAATCTTTAGGCGGATCAAAAGAAGACATTGTACTTCTTTTATCGAAAGAAGCAATCAAGCGCAACAACTTAATACACGAGCGCGTTATCGTTAACGGAAACATGGGCGAACCTGAGTATATTTTATCTCTTCTAGCCGGCTTGGTTCATAGTTCGGCCCATTTGCTTGTTCATGAAGTTACAAAATCAAATAAAAAATAACGTTTATTTGATTTAATAAATAAACTCATAGATATATCATTCGTTGAAAGGAGAGAATAATCTATGAGTTTATTACCTATGTGGGCTAGAAAGCCTAAACACAAACAAACTGTTGTTGCAACATCCAGAGGTTGGATGGTTTTACAAACAGGTGAATACCTTAAAATTGTAAAAGATTTAGATGTTCGCCTTAGTGAACTTAAACAAGAAATTGACTATACTCTAAATGTTTCTAACACAGAAGAAGAGCAAGTTATTGCTTCTAAAACAGATGAAGAAGAACAAGAGACAATCATCATTGAAGAAGAGCAAGTTATTGCTTCTAAAACAGATGAAGATGATACTGTAATCATAGAAGACGAATTAGAATATGAAGATGAACAAGAGACAATCATCATTGATGATACTGTAATCAATGATGATGAAGTTGTTCAGATTACAGAGCCTATCAAAAAGCGTAGAGGTAGAAGACCAAAAGTTCAAAAATAAGAATATGGAAATTCTAACAACTGATAATTTCGTTCAGTTTGCTGAGAGAAATTACGATAATCCTCATTGCTTTAATGAGGATGAGTTTCAATCAGATTTGAGACGTATTAGCACAATAAAAAGAATGATCTCTTGGACTAACACTCCTGATGATACTATTAACACTAAGTTGTTAATAAATAATGTTATACTTTTTTATAATGTGTTTGACCATAAAGCTGCTTCTAAACTATTAGAGTTTAAGATGGATGAGAAGCATTATATGAAACTTAATTCGATTTTATATTTCTTATCATTACCGTTAGTATATGACTGTTCATACGATATATTGTTTCATAGAAGAATTGTGTCATCGTTCAAGAACGTGTGATATAGTAAAGTGTCCTAATATTGCATAACATAAGCAGATAAAACAATGAAAACATTAAAAGAATATTTAGAATGGATACAAGTCATTGAAACAATTGAGTATATCGACTTGATTGATGAGAGTGAAATGTCATCTACTANNACAGTAGGTGTAGAGAATCCAGATTCTAAACCTATGATAAAAAAGACTAAAGTCTTTGGTCATCCATGCGTAGAGGTTGATTCAGATACTTATCACAAATGCGTCAAAGGAAAACAACCCTTCGAGCGATGGGCTAAGTATGTCGAAGATGAAACTCTTAGAGATGAAATGAGAAAAACATTTCAAAGAAATAGCAGAGTTTTAATCATGAATTCACAAGATGGCACTTTAGCATATGTTAAATAAACAAGGTTGTTAATTGAATAAAGATTCACGCTACCGGGCAGGTGTCGTGTGATCGAAGCAGACAAGATATTTTAAGTTGGAAAAATACCTTTATAAGGAAATGTAAGTTCGAATCTTACTCTTGTTTGTCATTGCATAATGTGTTATAATATGATACTAATAACTTTATAGTAGTGAGAAATATAATGAATGAATCATCACAGACAAACACAGGATTCAAAAACCCTAACGAATTTTCTATCCACATTGAAAATATAAAAAAAGAACAACAGCTTGAAACATATATTCAAGCTGTTGTTTGGTACGCAGAAAATGAATGTGACTTAGAGATAGAACAAATTGCAAAGTTCTTAAATAAGAAGATTAGAGATGCTATTGAAACAGAAGCAAATGAGCTTAACATGTTGAAAGATAATTCCAAGTGTCTAGATCTATTTGATTAAACTTTATGGCTATTGGATTTGAATTATATCAAACTTTTCTTGCGTTTAATCTTCACTTCTCGAAGAACACAAACTATGATTATTTCAAATATCATGGTAAAACAAAATCAACATACGAATCATTTCTCTCAACAAACTTTAAATGGCAATTCGCTGCTCTTGAAAAATCCCTAATACAATCTCAAACGATTGATCAAACAGAGCTTATGTATCTTCTATTTAAAGATAATAATTTTCAATATATTAAATTACATTCTAAATTATTCTTAAATCTTAATAATATACTAAGACATTTTTCTAAAAAGATGTTTTTAGAAAATATATCAAACGATTTTAAATATTTGTTTGATTCATACGATTCTTATGATATGATAGTNGAATCAGAACAAATATANCCTAANATATANAGAGAATACAAGAATAAAGCTATTGCTATTGAAACTCTTTTATTNTANAATATNCATCTACACGAATTTTTAGTTCAGANNGCATCAAACGATATTATTACATGGCCTTCTGAACTAGCAAGATTTGAACGAATTCAACCTTTTGTAGACCATCTAATATCTAAGGATGAATTCGATAACTATATTATGAAAAAATTGATATAAGACGATACACGTCAGATATCTTTATACATAAACTTTTATTACGGAAAATATAATATGTCAAAATTAGCTGCTTTAAAAAAGAACAAAGGTGCAAATCTTAAGAAACTTCAAGAAAAACTTGAAAGTCAGTCAAATTCAGGACCTCCTAAGGATGAACGTATTTGGAAACCAAAGTTGCAAACTGGAAAGGATAAAGGTACAGCGGTTGTTCGTTTTCTGACTCCAAAAGAGGGCGATCCTTTTGTACAGCTCATGCAATATCAGTTCAAGGACAAGGGCGGCAACTTCTGGGACAACGCACTTCAAACAATTGGAGAAAAAGATCCAGTACAGCTTGCAGCAATCAACGCATTTCGAAAAGCAAAAGCAGATGGTGATCAATCTTTGCGCGAATATGCAAAGAAGTTCATGCCTCGCAGATCATACTACGCTAATGTGTTGGTAATTAAAGATGAGTCTGAGCCAGAGAATGAAGGTAAGGTTAAAATTTTCAAATTTGGTCCAATGATCTTTAGCTTTATTGAAAAGGCGTCTATGCCTGAGTTCGATGATATGGAGGCTTTTGACCCTTTTGACTACTGGGATGGTGCGGATTTTAAAATCCGCATGGTTAAAGATACAATGCCCGGTTCTGACGGAAAGACTATCGAAGTACCCACATACAAAGATAGTGCTTTCGATAAAAGCTCTGCACTATTTGATGGAGATGATGAAAAAATTGATGAAATCTATCAACAAACATATGATCTTTCAGAATTTGTGTCAAGTGATAAATTTAAGTCATTTGATGAAGTTGCAGAGCAATTTAAAAAAGTAACTGGAAAACCTTGGAATTGGCTATCTTCTGAAGGGGTTCAAGATCACATCGAAGAAACTCAAGAAAAAGAAAATCTTGAGAAAACTGTTGATCATGGTGATTATGTAAGTAACGACGATGATGACGATAGTACAGAGGAAATTCAATCACAAGTTGATATGGACTCTGATTCTAAAGAAGGTGATAAACCCGAACAAGAAGAAAGTGCAATCGAGCGCTTTAAGCGCTTAGCCAAGCAAAGTAAGAAGTAAAACTTTGCAAATAAAGACAGGGTGCAAAGTTTATTTTGCACCCTGTCTTTTATTGTATAATATATAAAATTTTAATCAAAAATATTATGAACTAGGAGAATAAATTATGAGTGCATCAATTTTTAGAATTCTTGAGACTCTATCAGAAACATCATCAAGAAATGAAAAAGAGTCCATCTTACAACATCAANAACNTTTTGATTTACACGAAGTGTTTCTTGCTGCATATGATCCNCGAATCAATTTTTATGTGAAAGATGAAAGCGTCTTCTCTCTTTTATCAGAGTCTGATAATGACTCTACGGTTAGTCTATANGATGATGAAGAGCGTTGCGATGTTGAAATTAAAGATGATCTTATTGAAGCNATCAGTAGAGCAAAATATTATCTATCTACAAGAACTATNACAGGTAATGATGCGAAGAAATATATCCAATCTCAGTATAGTGCTCTATCAGAAGAAGATCGTGAAGTATATAAGCGAGTACTTATGAAAGACTTGCGCTGTGGTGTNTCNGCGACAACATACAACAAAGTATTTCCTAACTCAATCTATGAGCATCCGTATATGAGGTGTTCAGGTTTTAACGAGAAAACACTAAAGAATATTAAATTTCCTTGTTTCTCGCAACCTAAGATTGATGGTATGTATGTTGATATTGTATCTATTGATGGAGATGTCAAGTGTCTTACTCGCTCAGGTCAAGACGTAACGCATTATCTTGGAGATAAGGATGTACAAACTCTATCTAGCACTTATAGCGGATGGGTTTTACAAGGTGAAGTTTTAGTACTGGACTCAACACTTAAAGCTTTTCTCGATAGAAAAACAGGAAATGGTTATCTCAACAGTGATGAAGTTGATCCAAGTCAACTTCAGTTCGTAATATGGGATTGTGTAAAATACGATCAATGGTCAGTAAAAGGTGAAATAGATTCTTCACCTTACGAAAAAAGATTAAACAATGCAGAATATATTGTGCGAACACATCTTTCTGAATCATTCATTGCGATTCCAACAATAATTTGTAATAATTCAGAAGACATTATGCAATGTTTTAAAAATGCACGTCTTACAGATTTAGAAGGTACAGTTATCAAGAACAAAGATAGTAAGTGGAAATCTGGCACTTCTAAAGATCAAATCAAAGTTAAAGTTGTTGCTGATTTTGATCTCAAAGTAGTTGGATACAAGTTCGGTAAGGGTAAGCACGAAGGTAAGCTCGGTGCTATCACTTGTCAATCTGCCGATGGTTTGTTAGAAGTCTCTGTCGGTGGAGGCTTTAGTGATCAACAACGCGAAGACTTGTTACAAGAAATTGATCAGTTGATTAAAAAAGAAGCAATATGTACAATTCTTGGTAATGACGTTATCAAAGACGTTAGCTCTGAAGACTCTAAGTGGTCTATCTTCTTACCGAGGTTTGTTGAATTCAGAACAGATAAAACAGAAGCAGATACGCTAGAACGTTGTCAAGATCAAGTTAAATCATTCACAGATGCTCTTAATCTAATTAAGTGAGGATTTTATATAATGAAAACTCCTATTTTCATCTTTAATGGGCCGCCTAATAGTGGAAAAGACGCAAGCGTAGAGTACCTATCTGAGTACTCAGCTTATAGTTGCTTTCATCTTCGCTTTAAAGATTATCTATATAAGTTAACAAAACTCATTTATAATATTGATGATGATGAGTTGTTTATTTCATTAGTTAGTAATCGTGAGTTCAAAGATGAACCCAATTCGTTATTTCATGGACTATCACCTAGACAAGCTCTAATCCATGTCTCTAGAAGAAGTTATACAAGACCNAAATTACGGAAAAGATTTATTTTAGGTTAAAATCATTAACAAACTAAAATTATTAAAATTTTAAATAGATAACTATAATAAGCATATTGATATTTTTATCTCAGATTGTGGGTTTGAAGATGAACTCATAAGTCTAGTAGAGTTTGCAAGTTCTAAAGAAAATTTTAATATTGAGTTAATTTACATTCAATTACATAGAGAAGGATGCGATTTTTCGTCTGATTCTAGAAAGTATATTGATTTTTCTCAGCCCAAGTTTAGACGTGGTAGATACTCATATTATCAGATTAATAATAACCTTACAGAATATCAGTTATTTGATAAATTGAGATCGATTTACAATCAAATTGATTCTAACAATAGACATTTTACAAAGGCGGACAAACACGAATGGTAACTCTTCAATCATCCTTATCTCATCAGATCGTTGCTCAGATCGTTGCTGACTCGACAAGTTCTGTGGATCCGCTCTTTAGAATCGTCACATTTGAGGTGACAATGCCTAGATTCATCTGGGCAGAATGTCTCACTCATCGTGTGTTCTCAAGAAACGCTGCATCATCAAGAGCAATTCCTATTACGAAGAAAATTAAACAAGTTTGGTCTGATCCAGCACTACCTGTTCATTGGGGTAAAAATCAATCAGGAATGCAAGCTAAAGAAGAACTTAAAGGTTTTAAGTTGAAATTATCAAAGTTCATCTGGAAAGCCGCTTCCAAGCTAGCGTGTACTGTTGCATATACTCTACACAAAACAAATCTACACAAACAACTTGCTAATAGAGTGTTAGAACCTTTTGAAGTGATTAAAGTTGTGATCACCTCTACAACTTACACCAATTGGTTTTGGCTTCGTGATCACGAAGATGCTCAACCAGAAATTCGTGAAGTTGCTAAAGTTATGAGAAATCTTTATACTAAATT